GATGTACTGGCCGGGTTTTTCTCTCATAATGCGTCCCTTCTTTCATCTGCGCCCGCCGCCAGAACCTGCCATATGGCTTCCAGCTCAGCGTCCCCAAGCTCGCCGGACGCGCCCTTAGGAATATCAGGCTTCCCATAGCGCCTAACCGGTGGTGCTGACCCAGCGCCGCCCCTGTCCTGCTCTTTGGCAAGCCAGCCGTTGATAAACCGCTGTACCCCGCCTTTGGTTTTCCGCTTGGACGGGTTAGCGTCACACCACCCGGCCATTTTCCGAAGCTCTGCCAGGATATCAACGGCGGGGTAGAGTTCTGCCCATTTGTCCACGTCAGCCTGAAAAACAGGGTAAAGGGATTTATCATTCAGCATGATCTGGCACACCGGCGGCGTGGAGGCGGTGTCCGGCTCCGCGCCTATACTCTCCTTTACTCTACTTTTCTCTACTCTACTCTCCTCTACTCTACTATGTCTTCGAATGTCAGCATTTTTTGAGAAAATGTTGACATTTCTGCTTGAAATGTTTACATTGGGGCAAATTTGGGCGCACTCGACCAGAAGGATGTTGTAATCGACTTCAAGACTTTTACGGCGGCTGACTGCCTCGAAGTACCGCTTCTGAATTCCCCGTGAAGTCAGAACGTGATACTTGTCATATATCTCTTTGTCGAACATCCCTCGTCTGATAGAAGCCTCTATTATTTCGGAAACGACGCTCCCACCCAGCCCGCACCTTCGGGCGAACAAAAGCGCAACCTCCTCTGTCCATTCAATGTAATAACCCTCCTTGCCGTATATCTCTTGCAGCAAGTGAACGATTACACCAAATCCTGTCAAGCCATATTCTGCTTCTATCAGTTCAAATTTCTTGTCCAAGCAAACATCAAGCGGAAAGAAATCAAGTCCGCTTTTGATTGCCATATGCTACCTCGCTTCGTTTGAGTGTTCCAGCGAATACCGCGCGAAGCACGTCCGCTCCCCGTACCGGTTTTTCCCGGTGACGGTTTCGCTCTTGATGGGAACGCCCTGGGCTTTCAAGTCCCAGATTCTAGCACCCAGCCGGTAACAGCCGTACTCGGTAACAGCTTCGGCCTGGGTGATACTTCCATAGTCCTGCAAATGCCGCAGGATACGCTCACACTGTGTCACGGGGTGCCTCCTCTCCGGTGATGCGAACCGCCACGCATGGGCGGGTGCCGTACCGCTTGCAGACTGTGGCGTCTGTGATAGCTGCATCATCCTTGTAGGCGATACCGTTCAGGGCATCACACACAATCTTGCCTATGTTGTCCCAGTCGGGTTTCACCATGGGGAGAATCCGATTGTCAATCGCTTCGGCCTGCTTGCGCTTGCTCCACGAATGGGGAACGGGGTAGATTGCCGCAATGTCAACCCGGATAGTGCCGGTGAACTTTGCCCCGTGGGCTTCGCACTGGTATGCCCATGCTACCAGCTTTTCATAGTCCTTCGTTTTCTTTGGGGTGTATGTCTCACCGTTCTGGGCGAAGCGGGGGCGCTCCTTCCCTTGCGGAACGCCGGGAATCGTAAATTCAATCGTCACGTTTTCGCTCCTTCCTTACTGTCAATCTTTTTGAGGAAAGATTGATTTTTCCGGCCTAGAACGGCAAGGCGGGGTCGTCTTCGGTGATCTCCTGATATCCTCCGAACCCCTGCTGACTGTATCTGTTGCCCCGGGTCGTCTGCTGTGGGGCGCTGGGCTGCCCGTATCCGGCGTTTTGCGCCGTTCCGGTATTGGTGGTATCCCGAGAATTGCGCTTGCTGGAAAGCAGTTCAACGCTTGTGGTCACCACCTCAAACGCCCGGCGCTTGTTCCCGTTCTTGTCAGTCCAGTCTCTGGCTTGCAGCGCTCCGGAAACGGCCACGATATCGCCCTTATGGCCGTACTGCGTCAGGTACTCAGCACCCTGCCGCCATGTGACGAAATCCAGAAAGTCGGTGGCATCCTTCGTCATTGGGCGCTTGACGGCGAGACTGTAGGAGCAGACCGCCGTCCCCTCCTGGGTTCTTCTCAGCTCCGGGTCGGCGGTGAGCCGCCCGACAAATTGGCAATTATTCATGTGTTCTCCTTCCTGTAAATCAGATCGTTTTCGTTCCAGCCGGGATAAATGCCCATCAGGTACTCCCGGAAATACGCCCTCATTTCCATTCTTGCCGTGGTCTGATCGTACCGGTTGTGACATCTGGGGCAGAGGGTAAGCCCGTTCTGGGCAATGCCAAGCCCTCCCTGCGCCCGGGATATGTAGTGGGCGTTGCTCCATGCCAGAGGGGCAGGGGCGGGAGCGCCGCAGAATACACAGCACGTCCAGCCGTCAATGCTGTCCCGCTCGGCAATCGCCATTTTCTCGCCCCGGGTGAAATCTCTCGCTTTGGTGTCCTTCCTCAACGCCATTCCTCCTTCAGCAGTTCCAGCTTGTCCGGGGGCAGGGTTTCAATGTCCAGCGCCTTGCAGTCCTGTATCAGATTGTCGATCAGCCGAGCCATTTGTTTGGTGTCGTAGGTACTGGAACCGTGGTATGCCGCCAGGTTCCGGCACCCAGGCACCTGAGACGCGCCCAGGCTGTCCACCAGCCATCCAAGGCCGTTTTTCTGCCAGTTCCGTGTGAAGCGCTCCACGTCCTGTTCCCGGACGCACATAGGCGTGTAATTGTCTCCCACGCCCCGAACGGCGTTCCGGTATACCTCTACCGGAGGAAGCCCCATAGCGGCGGCAAGCTTGTGAATCAGTACCCAGGCATAGGCGTTTGCGTCCAGGCTCCGCTTTTCCCGGTGCTCTTTCAGAGATAAGTCGTAGGGCGCGGCCTTCATCTTTCGGATAAAGGCCATTGCCTTGCCCAACTCGGAACGGGAGGGCTTGACCATCAGCCAGCCGCCTTCCAGCTTGGCCTCGGTGAATGTAAGCTCCGTCATGATTGCTGCCACACAAACGCCCGAATGTTCTTTGTGTCGTTGCGGATTGCAAGTCCGGTGATCCGCCCGGTCTTCTCGTCATAGGCGATTTTCTCAACGCTGAACTTATCGTAGCAGTTGAACCGGGTCTTTCCGTTGAAGGAAGATGCTTTGATCTCTGCTTTATTGCTGGGAATCCAGACAAACGGGGACGTGTAGAGTTCCCTGCCGATGCCCCAGCGGAACCCGGCGCGCTTGAAAGCATCGCTTGCCTCGCCCTTTTTCTGGTTGCCTTCCTCATCCTCCCGGCTCTCGATACCGCAGTCCCATTTCCATTGGATGCCGCCGTTTTCCTGGATAATCCCGATACCGGCGTACAGATTGCCTTTGATCTCCTTGTAGTCGTTCGTCCAGTTGCCAGCCCCTACAGTCTCGTCCAGCAAGTCCATATCCGTCCTCGCCGTCTTGTACAGCAGACACACCAGACCATTTTCCTTGACCTGCTTGACCTTGACCTCAATCTCGTCAGCGGTCAGAAACCGAAACATTCTCGCCATTGTCTTCCTCCTTAAATTCCAGCGGGCGTGTATAGCCCACGGTGCTTAGAATTGCGGCGGTTGTTCGCCTGAACCTTCATATCAACCCATCTGCAATTGCTTGGTTCATAATTCCCATCAACATCGATCCTATCAAGAGTGCACTTTCCACGTTGAGCATCTGGGTCATACCCGCTAGAATAAGCCCACTGTCGGAATGTTTCATAATCGTTCCATTCGCAACAAACCCGGATTCCGCGTCCCCCATAATCTGAATAATATTTTCCGGATTGCAAGTAACACCTTTGCCTCATGGCCTTCCAAACCCGATAGAGCCGCGAACCTGCTTCTCCGTGGATGCGGTTTGCTTCATTCAGCTTTTTTTGAACCAAACAACCACATGATTGTGTATGCCCGTTGCGAAGATTGCTAATAGAAACCGTTGTCTTATTCCCACAGTCGCACACGCACAACCAAATGGCTCTGCCACCCTGCCGGTGGTCGATAGACACGGCCGTAAGGTTTCCGTATCTATTTCCAGAAATGTCAATATAGCTTCCTTTAATCACTTTTCCCCGCCTCCACTAAGGATTCAGGCGAACTCCATTCATCGGAATCCACCGGGATAAGTGGGCAAATATGCCCGCGGCCTCTCGTATCTCCCAAGTACTCACCTGTCAATCGGCATTGCTTCCTTGCGTATGTTTCCATACAGGCGCAACTCTCGCATCGTATGTCACCATCCCAGAAGGCGAGTTTGGCAATGGCCAACTTATAATTCAGGCAGCTTTTTTTATCCGCCATAATCCACCTCAATCATAGGAAATATCCTGCCATTCCTCCCGGCTGTCCATGCAGAGGTCGCAAATGGCATCGTCCCGGATTTTCCAGTATCTGTGTCCCACGGTTCTCCCGCAGCAGATGCACACCGGAATGCTGCTGTCCGTTGCCTGGGAATCGTACAGATAATCGTAATCCGGATTCACTCCAACAAAAACGTCCATTGACTTTCCTTTCTTTATTTGATATACTGTAAATGGTAGAGATTTTTTATATCGCTTGCCGTCCCCGGTGCTGTCACATCGGGGGCGGCTTTTTATCGCCCTCTGATGCACCGCCCGATACCGGCACCCATCAGGATGGCGCACACCCACATTGCGGGAACTGCCGCCTTGTCCGCCAGCAAATCGGCCTGCTGCCACCAGAAAAGCACCAGATTCAGCCCCGCATAGGGGAGAACATGGAAAACGCATTCCTTGATATTGAACGGCTTCCGGTTCTCCGGCACCGGCTCCCACCGGGCATCCATGGGTTTATTCCTGCTTGCCATATCATCACCCCCTGACCTTATGGTTCTTGTGGACTACATCGAAAAGCTCCACGTTCTCATCGTCAAACGCCTTGCGTTCCTTCGTTTCCATGCCCAAGGATTCCCGCAACTTGACGTTTTCCTCCCGCAAGCGGCGGAATATCTCCGCCATGGTGCGAAGCTGGGCGACCTCGTTCGGCATCATTTGGATTTCTCCTTGTAGGGGCGAACCTCACTCGGATGAAGTATTTGTATGAAGCCGCTCTTGTCGGCCAAGCCGAAACATCCGTCCCGCTGGATATTTATCAGCGTAACAATGTCACCGATGTCAAAACCGTGGTCAAACATACCGCCCGCTACCGTGACAACGAACTTATCTCCCACCTTCGGCTTGCTCTCTTTTGGCTTGTCCTCCTTGCGCTTCTTCTCAAAAAGCCGCTCAACGGCGACCCTTGCGCCCTCCGCTCTGCTGTAGGTATCCTTCGGATTGCACCGGGCTTCTGCGGTCTTCACGTCCCGCCCGCCACGTTTCAGCGTGGCCGTGGTAATCATCCCGTCAAAGCGGAGTTCCACGGTGCAGGGTTCCCGCGCAGGCTCCACAAGGCCGGAAATCCATTCATCCCTGAAAAAGTAGCCAGGAACGCCAAGCCACTTGCAGAAACACTCCTGAATCGGGTCCTTCGGCTTTGCATCATCACTGTAGTAGTAGGCGGCGCCGAATTCTTTACACACCTTGCTAATTGTGATTTCTTTTCCGAGAAATCGTACCATTCCGTCAACATAATTTTTGGAATCAGGCCGCTCACTCACAATCCGCACCTTATCCCCAACTTTGTATTTCGCCATAAATAACTCCTTTCAATTTCGGCATTCTGCCGTAGATTTCAAATCACTGCCATTCCCTCGCAAACGCCCGTATCTCCTTCTCAGAGTACCCCAGGGTTTTCAGGATCACCGCCGGGTTGGGGTGGAGGGTGGTAACCAGCTTTTTCAGGACGCTTACCCGCATTTCGGTTTTGCCCTTCCGGTAATTCCGAAGGGTCTGATGGTCTACCCCGGTTTTTTCTTCCAGCGCTACAGCGTTGTTGCTCTGAATCCCCGCCAGGGGACAGCAGCGGTCGATTTCCTTCCAGAAATCCTCCACTGCGTAGCGCTCGGCATACTGCCGGATTCTTGGCATTGTCTGCACCTCCTCTCATATAATCCGTAATTCGTTTATTCACGTCTTTTTTATTGCATATTGTCCTTCACTGTGCTATTCTGGTGGAAAAGCACAGGAAGAGGCGATTTTATGTCAATTGCGAATTGTATTACGTTCTGGATAGCGGTCGTTGGCTTTGCACTGTCGATTTACAATTTTGTAAAGAGCCTGATTGCCAATCACAAACGGCTCTGTATTTCGGTCAAGCAAATCTACAATGAGGCCAAATTCACGGTTATGCTAGTCGAGTTTACAAACAAATCCCAGCTTGGAATTTCCGTCACACGCGGTGAGATCAACGGCGTTCCTTTTGGAGAACAGTCAACAACACTGTACACTTATACCCACCCGGAGCTGAATAAAAGGCCAATTATCAACACCGTGATTCTCCCCCTGTATATTGCCCCGCTCGGATCATCGCGCGTTCTTCTTCGGACGGAACATGTCCTTCCGGTGTCCGGTGACCCTTGCAAGGTGGTTCTCGGAACATCTCGCGGCCGCGTTGTTTCCAGGACTCTTGCTCTCCCAGAGAGTTGCGGATGTTTTGTATCGCTGTTAGAGTACCTAGAATGACGCTGGCAATGCCCAGGCCAAGCGATGCTATTTCGATAGGTTCCATTCTTCTCACCTCCCGTTATCTGGTTTGCTAGGCTTGTTTGTTGAAGCATCATTCGCTTGCAAACCCGGTAGAATAATACTTTTTTTGATAACTATATTGACTGCGGCGGGGAAATTTGGTATGCTATTTGCAGCCCTCTCTAGGGCAAATCCAAAGGAGGTGGCCTTTTGACCAACCTTTTGTTTTTGCCTGCTCCCTTTCCACTGGGTCGCAATAGTGGTTGCCAAAGCACGTAAAACCGGCGCAAAATGCAGTTTGCTTAGATATGGCGGATTCTCAGTGAAGAGGTAAAAACTCATGGTGATATGCCGGTAATCATATCCCACCATATCTCAGCACTCCCGTTGGCTTGCCAGCGAGAAGGCCATGCGCAGAACCAAAACTGCGAAAGTGACAAGATTTCCCGAAGAAGCCTAAGGGTGGTCTTAGGCGGTGAAAACCTGCAGGGAATAAAGGGTAAACAAATTTGGCTTAGGACGATGGAGATCACCCTCCATCGTCTTTTTGTTCCCCGCCGCAGTCAGCAAAACGGCCTTCCACCGAAGCGGATGATCATGCCGTCATTGCTCACGATTCTCGACCCAGCAGGTAGTCAATGGAACATCCGGTTATGTCAGACAGTCTCTCCAAGATATCCGACGGAATTGCTGCGCCTCTGATATAACCGTTATATGTCTTCAACGTAATTCCCAATTCGGCGCACAAGGCCGTCTTTGTCATGCACAAGCGCCCCCGTTCCGCCTCAATGTTCGCTCTCATCCTATCTCCCCCCCTTCTAGGATTGTTTGTGCGGCCTATTGTTCAACTTTTTTGAACTTATAGGGCAAAAAAATAATTGGGAATCTCAACGTCCCGAATATCGAGAACGTTACAGGCTTTTGCTATCTCAGTCTGCTTCCAGCCAACTTTTCCATTAAGTTTTAAGGAAATGGTGCGTTCGGACATTTCCATTCTTTCGGCAAACCTGCTCTGCGTACCAACCTTTTCAACAATGCGGCCTAGCAGTTTGGAATAATTGTACGGCATATTCTCACCTCACTTTCGGTTCAATTCTCTTGAACTGGCTTAAGTATACACCATAATTTCCCGTTTGTCAACTAGTTTGTTCAAAAAAATTGAATTATTTTTATTTGGCTCTTGAACTTTAGTTCAATGTGTGCTATTATTCAGTTACCGGAGGTGTAGCAAATGAAAAATAGTAGCACAAGTGAAAGATTAAAGCAGATCATGAATGAAAGGTCGCTTCGGCAAGTCGATATTCTTGAAGCTGCCAAACCTTTTTGTGAGAAATACGGTATTAAGTTGGCAAAAAACGATCTTAGCCAGTACGTAAGCGGAAAGGTTGAGCCACGGCAGGAAAAGTTAACCATCCTCGGCTTGGCACTGAATGTAAGCGAAACGTGGCTTATGGGGTACGACGTTCGTAGAGAGCGCGACGAAAAAGAACAGCTCACCGTTCCCAGTGAGCTGTCTGACGTAAAAGCGCGGCTTATTCAATATGTGTATCCTTTAACAGACGAACAGGCAGCCCTTGCGCTTCGAGTTTTGAAATCAATTCTGGAAGACGCTGAATGATTTTCTTCATGTCTGCTTCTGTCAAATTGGATATGTACCGGATCAGTTCTTCTCTTTCCTTCATGCTTTCTCCCTCCATTGTGTATTTATAAACGTTTGTTTGATTACATAGCGTATAATAGCACGTCATGTGTCCAATAAACCGGACTAATTAGAAATTTGCACAAAAATTTTTCTTTTCGTTGAAATTATTTTCCGAACGTGGTATTATTTTATTGTAGAATTTTATGGAAAGAGGTATCTATCATGAAGAAAATGATTGCTTTTCTAATTTGTATAGCCATGTTCCTCACGGGGTGCGGAAACTCTGGTTTCTGGTCTGCGTCCTCACAAAAACCGGCGAGTACCACCGCGACGGACGATAACGGGAACACTACAATGACGGGAAAATCTGGCGACACAACGATTGCCGACAACCTCCCGTGCGCCATAAAGTACAACGGGAAAAACGTATACCTCAAAAGCGTGGATTTTTACGAACACTATGACGATGGTGGAACATATTCGTATTTTCTGTATTGCGTTGTAACCTTTGACGTATCAGAATTGGATAACGCTGACGTTCATTGGCTGCAAAAAGAGGATGCAGATGTATATGCGCTATACAATGAACCTGAAAAAGAAAATGATACAAACTTTAAGCACATTGGAAAGCTTGGCTCGTTGTTCGTAGAAGAATCTGGGGAACTTCTGTATGCATTTGCCCCGTCTAATTTCTCTGCCTATCGGAATAGTTTCGGAGGGAAAGGCTACGCTGTATCTATGGATCTCAAGCAGGAGGAAACCTACGAGACACCCAAAAATTCCGAATTAAGGAAGGTAAATAGAATTACATATTTTGGAGATATACCGGAATCAATGCCGGATTCCGAAGAGATCCCGCAACCGATATATGGTTACATGGCCAAGTGGGTGAAGGAACAAACTGACTTCTTCGGATCAATGGCAAAATAGTCAACAAGTGTGTTGTCAGCATTCATCACTCCCGGAGTATTCCGGAGTGGCCGCTATGCGCATGGCGGCGGGGAACGCTTTAGATATGCCCCGCCACCCGTGCCACAAGGTGACGGGGCTTTGCCGCCGGTAACGACGTGTGTCCCTTGCCGGTTGCAATACCACCATACACCCCGCACAGGCGTTTCGTAAAGCCCCAGATGTGAAATTCCCGTCCCATTTTCGCAACAATCGTTCTATATGTGAAACATTCCGTTTTTGGAGGCGGTTTTATGAATATTTCCGAGCATTTATCAGAATTGGAAGCCCTGCGGAAGGAGCGGGGCATGTCCCAGCAGGAGTTGGCAGAAACCTGCGGCGTATCCAAGGCCACGATCTGCCGTGCCCTGAATGGCGCGACGGAGCCGACGGCAAGGCTTGTGCAGAGCATTGAGGCCGCCGTGCAGTACACCCCGGAGGAACACCCGGTGCTACCCGCCCCCGGCCAGTCCATGGAGGAATATGTGGAATATCTTCAGGCAACGATCATCCGCCAGAGCGATGACTACAGGCGGCACACCATGCAGCTGCAAACGCACTACAGCCTTCTCAACCGCCAGAACCGCCGGGTGATTCTGATTATGGGCATTTCCATTGCGGTGCTGGTAATCTTCCTAGTAGGATGGCTCATCTTCGATATCATGCACCCGGGAACCGGATGGATTCAGAGGTAAGATAAATTTTTACGATTGTCGGAAATATTTTTCCGTTTTTGGTCAATCTGTCTATTGCTATTTTCCATTTCTCGGGGTACAATATAGACGTAGGATAACCACCTACGCTATATAGACGACGTTCATCGTCCGCCCTAATTTGCCGCCTGCCGAGAGCGGGATATAAGACTTCGGCTTGTTGTAAGACTGCCGCTTGCCGGGAGCGGGATACAAAACTCCGGCCTGAAAATGCCGGACTGGCCGCCATGCCGGTTCGGCATTCTTTTTTGGGGGATAACAAATGACAGAGATACAGGACTCCGGAATATACATAATCCGTGATGCTTTCTTTGAAAAATACGGGAACAACCGCTATATGAAGAATAAGCAGGAGAGCCGCCCCCACTACTACGCTATGGCGGACAAATCCGGTGTCCTATGGATGGTTCCAATGAGTACCAACGTAGATAAATACAAGCGGCTGATATATGAAAGTGAGAGGCGGCACGGCTCCGGAAACTGCGTGCATTACCTCATAGCGCCGATATACGGAAAAGACAGGGCTTTTATTATCTGCGATATGTTCCCCGTCCTCCCGGAACATGTACTACGCCCATACAATATCAACAATGTGCCTTATGTTTTGGAAAACAAAAATATAAAGAAAAACATCCGTGTAAAAGCGCTTGCCTACTTGAACATGGTTGAACGTGGGGTTCTACATAGTCCGTTAAATATTATCGAAACCAAGGCCGCGTTGCTCAAAAGCAGAAAGGACTAGAAGACGGAACGGGCAGCCGTCGCCCTTGTTAGGAGATGTGGGAGTGTCGCCCCACCTAGTTCTCAAAAACAGTGGCAGACCGTTTCGGCGGTCTGCCATTTTTTCTAACCGCATGTAAAGGGGGATTCTTTATGGGAAAAAGAAAGAAGGAGCCGGAAATCAGGCTCCCCAAAATTAAGCAGCTCCCCTCAGGGGCGTGGAGAACGCGCATTTACATCGACGGCCGCACGGTATCCATCACGAAGCCAACATACGACGAATGCGCGGCGGAATACCTCGCCATGAAGCACGGGGTCATTGAAGCGAAAGCCACCCCCATGAAGCGCGGGGTGCCGCTGGGGGACGCCCTCGACAAATACATTTCGACCCGGAAGGGGTTCAAGTCGCCGTCAACGATTTATGCGTATGAATCCTACCGCAAGCAACGGTTCCAAAGCATGATGGGGGCTGACGTGTACACCACCACGGACGAACAGTGGCAAGCCGCCATCCGCAGGGAAGCAAAATCGATGTCCCCGAAATATATCAAAAACGTGTGGATGCTGATCTCCGCCGCGATATTCGAGGAAACCGGGCGCAGGCCGCGGGTGACCCTGCCGGAAAAGGAACACAACGAAAAGCCGTACCTTGACCCGGATCAGATATCGGTGTTCCTGCAAGCCATAAAAGGGGAATCGATAGAAATTGCCGCCCTGCTGGAATTATCCAGCTTGCGCAGGTCTGAGATGCTGGCGCTGACATGGGACAAGGTCGATTTCAAGAACGAAATAATATATGTCCACGGGGCAAGAGTTGCCGGGGACGGCGGCAAGCTGGTTCACAAGAAGCAGAATAAAAACGATTCCTCCCGGCGCACGGTGCCGATTATTGAGCCGTTGATGGAAGCACTAAAGGCAGTTGATAACAAGGAAGGCTATGTCGTCAACCTGACCGGCGGGTGGATATGCACAAGGATAAACGAGATTTGTTCCGCCAACGGCCTGCCGAAAGTCGGGAACCACGGATTGCGGCACAGCTTCGCATCTCTGGCTTATCACCTCCAGATGCCGAAAAAGATAGCAATGAAAATTGGCGGGTGGGCAGATGACGAAACGATGCACAAAATATATACACATCTGGCGCAGAAAGACATTGCAAAACAGGCGCAGGATTTCCGAAACTTCTTTGTGTCAAATGCAGATAAAAAAACGCAAATTTGACACGCCATTTGACACTGATTTTGAAAAATCGTTGTATACCAACGCTTTTTGGATTTTTAATCATGGGTTCGATTCCCGTACGGGTCACCATGCAGAAAAAGCCCTAGAAATCAATTCTAGGGCTTTTTTATTGCTTTTTCAGCTATATTCCCACGTTCTCCGAACTATTCTACGTGAAAATATTACCACAGATTTTAATATTTTTCCGCGTGCGGTACGTTTTTATGGCGCAAATTTGACACGCCATTTGACACGAAATTTGCCACGCTTAACGCTTATACAGTCCCTGCACCACTCCGACGTTCTCCGCCCGCTCAATATCCCGCTTGTGCAGGTACTCATAGACGGCCATCATGGCCGCAGGCGGCTCGCCCTTCTGCTTGCGGTATTCCTCGATGTGGGAAACAACGGCCTTGTGCAGGGCGTTCATGTGGTTCATTTCCTCCCCGCTCAGCCTGTAAAACAGGTCTGCCAGCTCCGGGTCGTCGTGCTTGTATTCTACGGCCAGCTCTGCGTAGGTGTGCGCGTCCTCCAGCTCGTCCTCAATGTGCTCCATCAGCAGTTTGATTTCTTTCATCTGATACCCTCCTGAATGTACGCATACAGCGTATCAATATCTTGCTTTCCAAGCTTGAGCGTAAGCCCGATTCCGGGGATTTTCACGGGCAGTGCCTCTGCCCCCATGTATGGCTTTGCGGCGTTATACAGGGCGTCAACATCCACCGTGCCATGCTCCATATCGTAAACGCCCAGCGCCTTTACCATGGGATGATCTGCGTACTGGGCAATAATCTTCGGGAAATTTGCGGTAAGCAGCCCCCCAGCCCCGGCAACCAGAACTCTGTCCCAGCCGGAAAGACTTGGAGCAATGCTTCTGTCAATGAATCTTGCAAGCCCTGCCTGCACGTTTTCCATAGGAATCATAAATTACCTCCTTGAAAGTATGGGGCGGCGGCTGCCGCCCCAATTGCCGGGAATCAACCGTTGCAGCACCCGCCGCACTTGGGCAGGGGGTTGTACAGCGTCTGTGCCGTGGTGCCGGTTCCGGTGGTCACGTCGGCAACCTGCTTCGGATAGAAGGTCGCGTTGGCGTAGGTCACGATGGAATTGTCAGCGCAGCAACGCCGCTCTGCCTCGATCTTGATGTCCTTGGACAGCTCAGCCCGAACGCATTCCACGTCCTGACGAACCAGCGCGAAGCTGTCCTCGGTGCGCTGATTGTGTACGGCCTGATCGCACAGGGTCTTGCGAATGTCCTTGAGCTGTCCGTCAATGTAAGCGTACAGCTCAATGGATTTCTGGTCGTTGTAGGCGTTTGCCTTCAACAGCGCGATTTCGGAATCCTTGGCGGCGAGCTGCTGCTCACGATCCAGTTCATACCGGCTCACGGGCATGTTCTCGCTGCACCCGCCCCAGCCGTAGCCAACCCCATAGGGCATGGCGGGCATAACGGGAGCGGTGGGAGCGGAATTGCGGTTGCCGAGAGCCAGAGCGCCCAGGCCGCCCGCAGCATTCATCACGCCCAGCGCCAGACCGGCAATACCCGTACCAAGACCGGCACCGGCTACGCCTTTGCTTGCATAATCCTTTTCTACTTCCATAGTTTAGAAGTCCTCCTTCAAAATATTAGGAGGTGGCCACCTTCTACCTATAGAATAACAAAAATCCCGACGGTAGAATCATCATCTACTCGTCGGGATTTCGTCATTAAATCGTCAATAAATCGTCACGCAGAATCAGAATTTCAGATTTTCAGGGAGCTTGTCGCTGTACTTTCTACACAATTCGTATTCTATCCGCAACTTTTTAACCGTTCTTGTGATAGTGGCTTGGGACACACAAAACTTGTGGCACTGTTTTGCCTGGCTCCATCCGGCGGCTCGGGTGCGGATGATCTTTTCCTCCAGCGGCGTAAGAATCGCCAGAGAACAGAACTCATCCAGAATCACCCGATTCCATCGGACTTTATCCACTTATCACATCAGTCCTCCTTGGGGGAACTGTAGGTTCTTGCCTGTTTGCTGTCAGCGATACCGGCGGTGGTAGGATCATTGACCACGCCCAGGATCACCAGCAGGGCAAACACGGCGTTCACCACGGCCAGCAGCTTGTCGCCGATTTCGCCCAAGTCCAGCGTAAAGCCGAACAGGGCGGCCACCGTCTGCACCAGCAGAAGCAGCGCGGGAATCGCGGTCAGCCAGAAGTTTTTGTTTTTGATACGGACAATCCAGTTAATCATTTTGTTTTCCTCCTTAAAGCGTAATGCCATCGATCTCAGCGCGGATTTTCAGGCAACGGATGTAATTACCCATGTGCTTCTTCTGCTCCTTCAGAAGATCGAGCGGGCAGTTTGGGGTGAACGGCAACGTTCCAGCCTCGTACTTCACGGTCATTGCGTCCAACTTTTCGTACCGGATTTTTACCTGCTGGTACTCGGCCTTAAAGCGCTCCTTATAGTCAGCGCTTGTCATGCCCTCGATGGTGTCTTTCAGTTCGTACATTTTGTTTTCCTCCTTTAATTATGCAGCGGAAGTTTCCGCACTTCCTCCATTACACGTTTCGCAGAGCCGTTGCCTCCGGCTTCTGCATATGGCGCATAAAGATAATCGTTCAGGTTCTCGTACTCATCACTGGTGATATACCCGCGCTCCACGTACTTCATTCCTAGAAATACGATCCTATCATGCGCGATTCCCACCAGCAGGCGAGTGCTTGCGCTTTTCTTTGTCCGGCGGGCATCCAGATAGCTCCAGAAGCCCGCCGACCCGATCAGCGTGATTAGAATCGTAACGGCAGTTTTTACCAATTCGTGCATCTCGTTCCTTCTTTCTTATCCATTCCACCGGGCATAGCCGGGACGGGTGTCCACATGAATGCCCCAGCTGTACAGCCCAATGCCACCGGTGTGCCCCATGACTTCCTCCGCTACGGCTTTCATCTGCCCCGGACTTACAGCACTGTGCAGATCGGCGGCAAGCCCAAACAGATGCTGAGAATTGGCCACGCCGCCGACCTCCGCATTGTGCGCCGCGCACCGGACGCCGGAGCCGCCGCCGTCCACGATAGAAATTGGGATACCAAGCCGCCGTCTGATTTCGTCCACAGTACGTACCATGGACTCCTGCGGCTCCACCGGGAACCCGCCGCACCGGCCGCAGGGGCAGCGGAACTCCTCACGGGTAAAATACTGGATATCGTCCCAGAACGTTCCCGTCTTCGGCACGTCGCTGCTTTCCGGCTTCTCTACCTTTACCGCCGTCCCGGCGATAGCACCGATAAGCATTTTCTGGGTAGCCGCACCCGGTATCCCGTCCACGGTAAGCCCGTAGTCAGCCTGAAACGCCCGAATTGCCCCTTGGGTATTCCTGCCATCAACGCCGTCAATCGAGCCGGGAGAATAGCCCAGATAGGTCAACAGGCATTGGATTTGCATTACCGTCATACGTTCACCTCTTCCAAGCCCTTGGGGTATGCGGACGGCGACCATACATTATTGCCCATCGTTGAACGGTATACTTTACCGCCTTCCGTGCAGCAGTCGCCCTTATTGTAGGGGCTGGTAGCCATGGCGACGAACGGCAACGCTTTAGCTGGGTCTGTGCTCCAAGCAAACCCCCACTGTGCGGGAAGTTCCTCCGGCTCCTGGGTGTAGATGGTGCTGTCATAGGGCTGCACCAGCCGCACCACACGGCCAGCAGATGATTGACACACAAACCCGGCCTTGCGCTCCAGCATGTTTTTGTTTGCGACGGCAGCCTTGAAACCGGGAATGTCGCTATCCGCCGCGTTCAGTTCGGTGCCTGTCATGTCCGGGGCTTTCTCCTGCAAGGCAAGCGCGTTCGCCCGCCCCTGGGTATACATGATGCTTTTTCTTTCCTCTTGTGTCACAGACTGTCAACCCCGTTCTTATAAGCTTCATCCAGCTCTTTCAGCTGTTCCTCGCCGCCGCTGGCCTTGATCTCGGCGATTTTTGCCAAAATAGCGTTTTTGCGTTCTTCGATGGTCATGCGTTCACCCCCAGCGCGGTTTCAATTTCAGTCAACGCAGATTCATATTCGGCGTTCTGAGCAACAACCATCTGATACTGCTCCCGCTCATATTCCCGCTGGGCGGCGTCAAGCTCATCCCAGGGTTTCCACGGGGCAATCATCTCACCAGTAAACACCACGCCATCAGCGCGTGTCCACGTCTGCCCCGCCGGGATGAAGCGGTAGCCCTCAATGTAAGCGTCGCACTTACCGTCGAAGGCATCCGTTTCAATCTGCGTTCGTCCATCGGCAACGGAAATGTGGCATTTGAAATCGGAATCAAGATAGATTTTTTTCACAGTCCACGCCTCCTATTTCATCAATTTAACTTCATCTACAGTAAGCGTTCCCGTGTTGTAATTGGACAACTCCACAACAAATGTTACGTAGTACGATCCAGATATTCCAGATACGTCTATTGTAACGGTAGTTGTGCTATTGCTAAAAGTAGTGGATGCAACCTTAGTAGACGCTGTTCCAGCGTTATTAAATCCAGACTGAGTGCTGGCTACTGCGAAGGTGGCGGATTTAGGCGCTGCGTTGCTCTTATCCGCAGCTTTACATGTAGCCACCAACGTAGTGAATTCCGTAAAATCGATTTTATTGATGGTTGCCACGTTAAAGGCGTTGCCGCGATCGTAGGCGTTCGTAAATGTAGCTACTAGTTGATCCCCTGCACTGTCTAGTGAACCCTTGCTGTTTAATTGCCAACCACCAGTCACATTGGTAGTATCTGTATTCGGCTTGAATAGGTAGGTATAGTAACTCAGCTCCACAGCCACAGTTTGACCATCTGTAGTTATAGATACAGATTCACTGGTGTTTTCTACCCCATCTGTAGCGGCTGCAGTCCAAGTTCCGGCGTTCGGTACAATACAAGCCCATGTACCGCTAGTATCAGGGGCGGATAGAGTCGTTGTGCCGTCAGAGCAAGTGCAGGTCGAACCGGCAGGATAGGTGATGTTGATGGTGGCTGTGAAAAATGCAATCACGGTTGAATAATCGGCAGTGACGACAACAGGCTTAGATGAGGTTTGTGACCCATCCGTAATCGCAAGTGTCCACGTCCCGCTTGCAAGTCCCTTGAATACCACCACACCGCTGGTGCCGGAGTTCTTGGTTTTTGTCTTGCCGTCCTTGGAAACAGTCACCGTGACGTTCGCCGGGGCTGTGACGGTAAGGGTGCCGCCGGAACCGCCGCCGCTGGCGCCAAATCCATATAAAGGCACTGCAATGCTCATACGTACACCTCCACCGTAATCGGAATATTCACCGTGGGCTTGTCCTCAAGGCAGGTAAACGTCAGCACGCTGCCTGACCGGAAAGCGAAGCTCACCATACCGCAGGCCTCTTTCAGCGCAAGATTGATGTCCGTGTTGCTCCCGTACACTGGATAAGCCATCGCACGTTTTGCATCCGTCAGACCGGAGACCGTAACAGACTGGGTATACGGGGCGCTGGCAGACCAACCGGCAGCAGTTAACGTTGCAGTCTTTGCAACCGTTTTAGCATTACTTAACGCCGTATCTACGTACCCCTTGGTTGCAGCGTCAGCGCTGTCCGTGGGAGCACCTAATACTTTGATTTGGTGGGAGTTCATGACAATATTTCCAGTCATTAAACCGCCAACACTAGGCAACGCCCCAACATTTTCAGCTCCTAGCTCAACGTTGCCATTGGAGTTAGGTTCTTTGCCGCACACTTTGGATACAGCACCGGTGCCATCCAAGCCCATGCGGGAGACGGAGTAGGCATAAATCGGGGTTCCGGAATTGAACGTCATTGCAACTCGCGTCCACAGGTAAGCGCCCTGTGCTACCGTGGGAATGCTGCCTTGCCAGTTTCCGGACGGTATAACATTCCCGGATGTGCTGGCTTGATATGTTACGGACTGGCTGGTCAACAGCGCTGGGTTCCCGATGTCGCCCTTTTCGCCCTTGATCTCAAACCACTGGTACTGCGTCCAATCCGTTGGAGCAGTTGCGGAATTGCCGCTGTATACGCCCATCCAATTGTCAGGGAGAACACCGAAGCTGTGAGAAGCTGCCGTGGGCTTCTGCGCCGCGTACCGAATCCAGACGTATGCGTTGTCGCCTTTGTCACCTTTCGCGCCGTTCGTGATGGTAAACGTGCTAGTGGTATTATCGTTATAGGTAATACGGTACGTGTCTACCAGCCCGCTGGCGGAGACTTTGGCAATGGCTGAAATGCCCCGCCCGTTCTTTACGGTGAAGTCAAAGGCAGTGGTGTCCGCCATGGTGATACGGTATGTATCCGTCAGGCCACTGGTGGACTGCTTCACGATGCTGCTGATACCGCCATGGCCGTCAGCGGCTGCGGTCAGCCAGTTCAGCAGAATTTGTCCCGTCAGCTTCTTTGCCGCGCTGTCCTGTTCCAGGACGAAAAGGTCAGCGGCTTTTATCTGTTCTGCTGCAATCAGCTCGGATATTGCTTTATCTGCCATCTGCTTCCTCCTGTTCAGTCTCCTTGTCAGGGGCAGGAGGCGCAGACAGCACCTGCACCACTTCTTCAATGGCCTGCATACTGCCCAGCATCCTGTCCCAGTTCTCCCGTCCTGCGACCTGAACGCCCTCAAGAGTGTTCAGGACTGCCCTAAGTTTCATTACAGGGTTCATATTCTTACTCCTTCCCTAGTACAACACGAGTAGCCGCAGAGCTAGGTACAATAGCTATTAGTTTTGTGTATTGCGCGGCATATTGATTTCCGTACCACATTTGTATCGTCTCCGCAGGATCTCCAAATACAGTAGCAATCGTTGCTAAAGACTCTCCAGTAATGCGTATATTGATTTGCCCGATTTGTGGAAAGGGATTAAAATAATCACAGTCAAATTCCCTTCCTGTTGCTGTTTTCAGTTTTTCCATTACAATGCCCCCACTACTCCGATACTCTCGCTAATACAATTTGTGTTAGCCCATTTCCGTCTGTAATCGGACGCCACTGCACCTGATAATCCCCAAAGTAGAAAGTACTAGCGTACAATATGGTTGCATCAACGTATGTCGCGGTATTCCAGCCATTGAATACGCCATTTGCAAAATCAGCGAATCCGAGAGACTCGTTAATACCTTCACTGGTGTACGTAGTAGATACCGTATTATCTACCAGTCGGCTGCCGTAGATACTACCGGTGGAAATGCCTCCGCCGTTGAAATAGCCATCGTCTCCACCGTAGTCAATCATACCGGCTCTGACGCTTCCCCGGAAATAGCCATTCTCAGCGTACAGATTCCCAGTCGGCGTAATCTGCACGCCGTTAGCCTCAGAGCCGCACTGAATACCGTTGACACCAATGTAAATACCCCGGCTGTTGGTGCCGTTCCAGACCTGATTGTTATAGCTCAGGTAGTCAGATTGGATGTCGAAACCGCCAATTTTTCCGCTTAAGGCGGTGATCTTTCCTCGGACTTCTGCGCCGGACTTGGTGATCTGAAACACTGTGGTATTATTGGCCTTGACCGTCCAGGAGTCGTCAAGCAGCTCCCAGCCAAAGGACGAACTACTACCTCCGGTTTTGGTAACCCGCGCAGAGATTTGGTCGCTCTGAATGTCCAGCCGCGAGGTGAGTTCGTTCCCCTGTTCGATACGGGCAGAGACTTCGGCGGAAATCTGGTCGGCCTGAACCTTGAACGTGGACTTCATTTCGGAATAGTGGCGTTCAATTTTGCGCTGCGTAGGTGTTTTGTACTCATACTTATAATTGATTTTTTCGCCGCCGGGTGCGGATACATTCGCCGTGTACAGTGCACCGTGGGAAACGTTTTTGGAGTATATCCCGCTGTATAAGTTTCCGGCGGCAAATCCGTCTCCGATTTCCGCCGCCGGGTCGATGTGTGCGCCACCGGCGGTATACGGCTGGTATTGAAAGCCTTGGATTCTCGATAGAATATCCTCAGCCATTTTCTGCGTACCCCACGGGCAGTCCAGAGTAAGTGTTCGCCCGCTGTCGGTTCCGGCTGAGTATTCCATTTCATCTGACACGGCAACAACGACTTTTGAATATCCGTTGAAAGTGTCTTGCTTTTCCAGCGACGAAAGCGATTTTCGGACATTGATTACGTCAGACAACGATCCTGTCACCTCCAAACGTAATGGCGTAGCCGTGGGTATCGATCAGGTAGCGGGTTTCTTTTGGGATATTCCAGAAGCATACCAGAAGCAATTCCCCCGATTCGCTCATGAGAAAGCACCCGGCGTACATGGCGGCGATATATCCAAGATATTCCCGGCAAGTATATTCCGGATTGTACTGGACAGGATAGGCGTTGCGCATAATCTCCGCCGTCCTCGGGTCTACCGTCACGCCCATTGCCTGGGCAATCTCCCGCACAACGTCTATATCCTTTGCTGGCCATGTCAATTTGCTGTCTGCTGGGTAATCCTGCTCTGCGAACAGAATAGCGTCGTAGCCGTGGATTTTAAGCCACTGCACATCGTCCTCGTCAGCGTCCTGGTCGATGGAATCCGCATAAAATACGCCCTGCAGGAGCCACTCAGAGCATTCGCCGCCATCGCTGACAAGCCTTACATAAACCGCAATCCGGGACATTCCTTCAATGTTCCCGGATGGTTTCAGCATTTTAATGTCGCACTCCCGGCTTATTACATTGCCGACGGTCGGCTCGTTCCCATCGAAAATCGCGCCGGTAGTTTCTACCGACGCGAGGATGTTCATTCCGTATCCGGCATCCGCGCCGGAAGCCCCAACCAGAATTCGGGTGCCGCCGAACGTGATTCCGTTTCCCCGTTTGTCCACAAGAAAGCCCGTATCGCCGATAGAAACCCGTGTTTCCTTCGTGTGGATGCCCGCAAGGATTTTTCTATACAGAGCAGATGTTTTCTGCATATTGCCTCCTTACTGCTCGATCAGTGGGAAGGAAATCCCCGTCCATACCGATTCCCCGGTATCGGGGTCAACGTAGGAGATCGAAGCGGGAACGTTGTTGGAATAATATTGCGCCGTCTGGCTCCCGTATAGCGGGTGTAGGTTCGTTTCCACTGTGACAAACTCCGGGTTTATCAGAGCCATAAGCGCAAGCTCTTCCGCGCGGTTCATATCCATGCACGTGATATCAGCCCGGTATTTCTGCGCCACCCGGCCACGGTGCATGGTAGCGTCCATGGTTCGCCCAGCGTTGGGGCTTTCCACATCGTTGCGCTGCCACTTTATTCCGCCATCCTGAGTGAGGTGGAGGATGTCCACACCATTGATTTTGAAATATGGTTTTGCCATACTACACCCCCAATGCCCGCTGTGTCCGGCGCTGCTGACGGGTGATCTCAGGTGTCAGCACCCGCGCAAGGGTCGCAAGGTCGCCGGTGAACTTGATCGTGATTTCCTCGCCGGAACCGTTCTGCGAAAGCACCTCCGCAAGAGCCTGTTTAATGGTTTCCAGAGGGGCTTCAACGTTTGTTCCGTTCTTCTGGTCGCCCAGGACGGCCAAAAATTCACGGTTAGGCGGGATAACTGCGCCCTGAGCAAGGCGGGGCGCCTTTATCGCGCCAAACGAAACTCGACCCCAATCCACGCCCTTGACGGAAATATTTACACCAGGGATAAGGTTTAATAGCCTGATTGTTTCATTGACAACGGCCCTGACCCCATCCATAATCTTGTTAACCGCGCCCTCCAGAATAGAGATAACGCCATTCCAGGCCCCTGCAAAAATATTCATGATTCCATTCCAGGCCTTTTCCCAGTTCCCTGTGAACATGCCGGAAATGAAATCAATTAGGCCGCCGAATATTTGCTTCACGGAATCAACCAGGCTGTTAATGAACTGTCTGATCGTTGCAATTTCATTTTTGAAGCGCCCATTGGTTGCCTTATCAATCCAGTCCAGTAGGCTGTTAATTCCTTGATTAGCAAAGTCAAGCAGCGACAAACCGAAATTCTTGTAATGTTCGAAGAACGAATCCAGAGATTCTTTCATACCATCAAGATCACCGTTGAGCAGTGCAATAATAAACTCAGACGCGTCATGGAACATCCCTTTTATGGATTCAAGCATATCCCCGATGGGAGTTTCGGCCAAACCAAATTTCTCGATGATCGAATCTATCCCCATCCCAACTATGTAATCCACAAATTCAAGAAGATCTACGATTAAATTCCTGACGTTCCCACAGAACGAAACGAGATCATCTATTGCATCTCCCCATTCCCCGGAAAGAAAGTCAGTTACAAAATCCCTGACATCTTCTATGATTGCCCAAACATCCGCCGCGATTTTGCCGACCTTTTCTAAAATCGTATCTAAGAATGTGCTATCAAATTCTTGCGCTGAAAAATCAGGTGCAATCGTACCCGAGCCGCCACCACCGCCGCCAGATGTGTCTTCTGTAAGCTGGTTGATTTCATCGAAACCCAGAAGCTGCTTTTTCGCCTCTTTTGCCGCTGCGCCCGTGCCGTTCAGCGCGGAGGTCTGCTGATTCAGTGCTTTTGCCGCCGCCCGGGACGATTCCACGGTTGAGCCTGTCAGCACCGCAAACACGCTGGCGATTTTGCTGATTATCGCCGCAATGATATTTACGAACTTTGTGAACGCCGGAATGATGATGTTCACCAACGGCTGCACCAGCGTAAGCAAAGCGCCCTTGAGCTTCGCAATAGCCGCCGTTGCTTCCGGGCTGACCTTGATTACATTTCCAATCCAGTCCCGGAATTTTGAAAGCGCCTGCGTAATCACCGTGAACACAAGTGCAGATGTAACGACGGATTTCAGGCGGCTTGCAAAGCCTTTTGCACTTTTCGCCGCTTTCTTGACGCCGTTGTTCATCATTTCGGAATTATGGCCAGCGGTAGCGAGTTCAGCGGCGAGTTCCCCCGCCCGATCTTTTGCTATGCCAATATCGCCATTGGCTTTTTCTATGTCGAGATTATACTTGTCGATCTTGTTGTTAACTTGATCCCACTGGTACTGCAAAGAATTGACCGTCTCCGCTTGGCTACTAATTGCCCCAGAAGATGCACTGCTGGATTTTAATGCTTCAAGTTTCTGCTTCGCATCATCCAGCGCCGCGCCCAAGGAATTCGCCTGTTCTTCCAACGGCATTTTCTTCGCTTCCGCTTGACTTGCCTTGCTTTCCAGTGCAGAAATCTTCTTTTCCAGTTTTTCAAGCTCTGCTTGCGCTTTTTTATTATCGATCTCAGTGCTAAAAACAATCGAACCGTCAGGATTTGGCATATAAACACCTACTTGCATTTTAATTTCGGGTATGATATTATGAAATTGTTAACACAACGCTATTTCCCATAAGTGGAAAATAGCGGCGTGGAATTGTTAAGGAGGGGTATTCATGTTTTGCCAGAATTGCGGAAAAGAGATCGCTGAAATGCCATGCCAATATTGCGGATTTTCGGGCATCAGGCAGCCAGCAAGTCAACCAACAATCATTATCCAGAACAACAATGCAAATGTCGCTTCTATGCCTGTCTTAAGTCAAAAGAGCAAGGTTACAGCACTTCTCCTTTGCATTTTCCTCGGAGGAATAGGGGTTCACCGTTTTTACGTTGGAAAAACCGGAACTGGCATACTATACTTGCTCACAGGTGGCGTTTTTGGTATTGGCTGGATCGTTGATATTTTTTCAATTGCATTTGGTGGATTCCGCGATGCAAACGGTCAATTTTTGAAATAAGGCCTGGATTTAACCGCCCTCAGGAGAGGGCGGTTTTTATGTCCACGCCTTTATAATCTCCTTTTGCGTATTGGAATACTGGGTATTTATGTCCACAACGTCCCTGTTCCGGCGATAGAATTCCTTGTCTGCCTTGTCCTTAAGCTTCCCTTTTGCTTTCAAATCCCGTATCCGCACGATCTGCGCAAAGAAGCAATCCCCGATTTCCATGTAATATGAAAGAAATGTCCACCAGTGCAAATACGGCATGGAGCGGACTTCCGTCCCGGCAATGCGGTTTACCGGGGCAATCAGAATCTGAAAGTCTTTCTCCCAGTCCATCAGCTTCGTGGTGCTTTTGCATCTTTCGTCACTGCCACCGTTGATAAACCAGTAGCATTTTTGAACGGCATCGCTGAAATGCTCCACGGGCATATCCCGGAAACCCTTATAGAAGATTCCCAGCATCCCAATTCCCTTTTCATCGCCCGTCAAATCCGGGTCTTCCAGAACGCCGAATATATCCAGAATCGCCCGAAAATCCGTCTCAATATCATAATCTGTTCCGCATACGTTGACAGATGTCGGAAGTTCGTACATCATCGGCTGTACTTCTTTGTATATTTCGCCAGTTTTTCGCTGTGGAACGCCTTTTCCCGCTTAATTCCATCATCGAACTCGTCGATAATGGCAAGCATTAAATTCATCCACAGGGGCATCCCCTCCGCGCTTGCATACACGCTCATTTTGCCGAACAACGGCTCGCATACAGGGGTATCGAAGCAACCGTCAATCGTCTCCCGCATCTCTGCGTCCAGTTTCCGGAGGTAGTCAAACGTTTCTCTTGTACTCATGTTGTCCAGGTTCTTGCTTTCCTGCTTCCGGGACAACTCGTCGAGCGCCGAATAAATTCGGTCGGCAAATGCGGGGTCTGTAGGGTTAAACCGAACCGTGCATTTATCGTTAAGCCTATACTCGATTTCGCCGGTATTCAGTGTCAGTTCTTTCATAATCCCTCCAAAGATTTTGGGGCGGCTCTCACCGCCCCGTATTTGCATCAGGTATCAGCCGTGAACGTAACGGTTCCGGCGCTTACCGCCGCAGTACCTACCGTGCGTGCGCCGCCGTATGTAATGTCCATAGGCATTCCAACAAAGCCGCCGCCCTCGCCGCCAAGGCTGGACGGCTTGACCATACAGGCGCTGTAGCGCTCTGCAAAGGCCGCCGTGTCCTTAGTACCGGCGTACAGATGCACAATCAGCATATCCTGGTTGGTCAGTGCCGCCACGTTCTGCTCCTTGACAGCCAGGTTCCAAATTTTCAGAACCGCAGCGTCTCCGGCGTCCAGATCACACGGGTCAAAGGTCTGCGTGATGATGGGCTTTTTCATCGTGCTTCTGGTCGTACCGAGGATATCCTTGTTGGATTCCTCCTGCCAGTCGTATTCCATGCTGGAATCCGTGACGCGGCTGCCAAGCGGCGACCACACAGGAGCAGAGGTTGTTCCGGTGTTCAGGTACGCGATCAGCAGCTCACGGTCTACGGTCTGGCCGGACGCGGTATTAAACTCTAAATCTGCCATTATTTCACCTCATAAATCGTTTTTTGAATTGAACGGACAGCTGCACCATGTACATTGCCGTTCCTTCTTCGTCTGCACCGTACAGAACGCCGTTCTGCGCGGTGATTTTCTCCGCCCTCGGGTCATCCCCAAAGGTGGGGGCATTGCCCATAACGGACATTTTCTGCACCCACTCCTGAAAGTCCATGACCCAGCCCGCATTTTCAGACGCTCCGGTATCATCCCCCGGGGACTTCTCGAACACGTAGTACAGCCCGAAATTGTACTGGTTGACCACGGTCGTGTTCCCGAGGATATCCCGTGTTCTGGAAACCTCCACAAGCCCGGATGGGAAAACACCGCCGTTGAACGGAATCTGGTCTGTGTAGTCAACATGGAAATCGCGGAAGATATCCGCGCCGGGGTACTGCCCGAGAAAGTCTTTGATTTTTTCCAGCGCCGTCATATTCCGCCCCTCCTGTTGATATAAGCCTGTAGGTCGTGCGCAATTTGGTCTTTCTCTGCCGCCATCATGCGTCTGTCCCAGAACGGTCCTGCCTGCTGGTTCTTGGTGGTGTCATAGTTCAAGTCCCGATCAGTCGCTCTCAGCACGGTTCCTTTTCTGTACCGGTATCCGACTCCCGGAATGAAAGAGGGGCCTTTTCCGGTTTTAGCATTTACCATGACTTTGCCGTAGTACTGATACCGGGCGTATGGTGCCATAACCGTGATCTCTGTCGGGCTTGAGATATACTTAAGCTTCGTGGAAAGCACACCGGTTCGGAACGGCATGTACCGCGTTATCCGCTTGTTCACTATCCGGGTAAGCTGCATCTGCACATCGCCGGTTTTATTGACGCCAAGCCTTGTCAGGATTGTGTCTACGGGCTTCATATCAACCTTTATCCGTGTTTTCATCCGCCCGCCTCCACATGAACCAGCTTGCCGCCCCAGTATTTGGGGTCAACGTACTTCACAACAACCAGCCCCGGAACCTTCACCGGAATGAAGGACGGCCACTGCGCCGCCGTGATTTCCTCCCCGGCACCCAGCAGCACCTTGTCCTCCGGATAAACGCATACCTCCGAACAGGGAATGACCAGCAGAAAGGAGTTGGCTTCCTTACTGCCGGTCTTGTCCACATTCTCGGTTTTTTTGTAATCCAAAAAGGCTCTATCGTGTACTGTTCTGGTCACTTTGTCGCCGTCCCGGTGGTATACCGTGACCGCCTGATTGCACAGCCGGTAGTCTACGGGGCAGCTGCGGCGCTTGATTCTCACCATAGCTAGCACCCCCGGTAGATATCGAGATACAGGCAGGCGCAGCGATACAGTTCCCGCGACTGCCCCTTGGCGCTGACATCAACACCGTTCCCGCTGCCATAGCTCACCGAAACGGAGCCGATAGAAGCAGACTGAACAGCGCCGCCCTCACCGTTGGTAATCAGATCAAAGCCGTGAATAGCCTCTGCCATGGCGCACACGGCAAGGGCTTCGGAGTTCTCCTCCGGTGCCTTTACCGTGTATATGCGCTTGTATCTTGCCAGCTGAGCCGCCGCACGGGCTTCACACGTGTTCCAGTCCTCTGCGGGGATAGCGTCGCCCCGAAAGCTGCTTATGTAAAAATCATAGTCAATCATCAGGGCGTCTCCTTTCCGTTACGCGGTCTTGGGTTTCAGGATAATGCCGTCCAGCGCCGCCGCCTTGAGCGTGTTCTTAAGCACAACGCCGGCCACCAGCTCCACTTCGCCCTTCTTCACAGCGCCGGGGGCTTTCAGATCGGGCATATAGCTGTTGATTACGCCGGTCCCGGTGGGGGAAATGCCGTGGAATCCATCCAGGGCGATATTCACAGCGTAGATGCTGGAAGTACCGGCGGCGGTGGTGCTGGGGGTGGAGGTGTCGATGACATCCACGGACTTGGTGCCGTTGTAGTACATACCGGCGTCCATGATGGGGATATCGCCGAAGTACTCCACAGCCCTGCCGAAGTCGTCCTTCTTGCGGTCGTAATACCCCGCACGGCGGGCAGCCGCCCGAACTTTCAGCAGCATGGCGGTGTTCATCAGCAGCAGAGAAGCGCCGCCGTCCACCATGTGGGTCAGCTGATCCAGCTGGTCAACGAAAGCATTGGCGTTGCTGTCCAGCTTGGTGGAATCGGACAGGTCAATGTCCGTAGCGAATTCGTTGGAGGTGCCCGCCAGAGCCTTTCGCAGGCCGTCGAAGGTGTTCGTGACGTACCCGGTGCCGGATGCGGCGGAGGTGCCGTTGATCACCAGATTGTGGAAATAGTTGCTGGTTGCCTTGATCTTCTGCTGCGCCTGGAATGCCAGCTCATCAATGGCTCCGGAGGTGCTCTGAATCACACGGTCAACCTGGAAGGAACCGCCCATGATAACGGCCTTGGCGGTCTTTTCCTCCCGCTTTGCCTCGCCTGCGGTGTATTCGCTGTTGATAGCACGGACAGCCGCAGTAGAGGGGGTTTTCAGCTGAATGTAACCGTAGGTCAGAGTAGAACCGCCGGTACCGGGGGAAATGGCGTTATCAAACACCAGTCTGTCCAGCAGCAGAGAACTGCGCCGGAACTCGTCGACCACCTGCTGATCGACCTTGTCGGCCATTCCGGCCTTTGCTTCTGCAAGAGTAATTGCCATAGTTAAAAATCATCCTTTCACTTCATGTTGTAATTTGCCCTAAGCGCACCGGCGAGGGTCGTCGGTTCGCCGTTAGGCTCCTGCTGCCCTGTACCGGTCTTCCCGGCATAGGGGGGCGGCGTTTTGCCGTCATCGAACAAATAGCCGCTGTCCTTCCGGAGGGCTTCCAGAGCGGCCTTAATGTCCGTTTCCTGGTTCTTGCTGCTTCTCAAAGTGTCGATGTCCAGCAGCGCCCGGATTGCCTTGGTGCTTTTACCCTTTGCGCCGGTGATGGCGGCATCCAGGGCGTGGGAGAATTCCATATCCGCGATCTTCCGGTTGCTCTCGGCAATGGCATCGTTGTACTTCTTTTCCCAATCCTTGGCGGACTGCTTGATGGTATCGACGTCCTGCTCCTTAAAGCCGGAAATGGTCTTTTGCGCCTCACTCAGCTGACTCTTGATGGTGTCATAGTCAGCAAAAGGCTTCTTAGCAGCTTCGATATCCCGGCCATTCTCTGCCATGATCTCGTCAATGATCTCCTTGCTCAGGGGCTGGTCTCCTACCTTGAAATTCTGCAAAAACTCGCGTTTCATATACTTCCTTTCTCAGCTATGCTTTGTTATATGGGGGTTGCGTCCCCTGCTGTCGGCTCGTTTTACGCCTGCCACGGCAAAAATGGTATGAAAAAAGCAACCGTTCGGAAAACCCGAATAGTTGCTTCAATCAACTTGATTATAGTGGCACTTCCCATCGTGCCACGCGCCGCATGATTCCTTTTTGCACTCGATGAATTCTGCGGTGTTGTGTTCTATCACCTGTTGTAAAGTCTGGTTGCCGCTTTCGTCGTACTCCTGCGTCGTCTGCTGAACCAGATGCCGGTTTACTGCGTATGGGCAGTACATCATGCTTGCTTACTCCCTTTCTCATAGTTTTCTGCCGCCTTTTCCGCTTCTCTGGCCTGTTTTGCGCCGAACCCGGGCATTTCCATGCGCTCGTGCTGCATCCGCAGTCCTGCAGCTTCGGAAAAGCGCTTATATTCCTGATCCAAAACCTGGTATTTGATCTGATCGCGCTGTAAGTTCTCTTTGTCCCCTGTAGCCTCGTCAACCAAAATCCTGCGTTTCTGCTTCCGGATGGCGGATTCAATCCGCCGCTGCCGCTGGGTAGCCTCATACGTGGTGTAGTGCTTCCCGTCGTAGTCAATGCCTTTTTCGTTATCTTTCCTGAATTTGTCCAGTTCCTCCGGCGTGTATTGCGGAGAATCAACACCCAGAATAATCGGGAAAGCCGCATGGCCGCAGTTCAGCGTACCGATACGCCGCACAAGGGAGTTATTCAGTTTCTCGTATTCTGCGTCACTGTACTGTCTGCCCTGAATCGGCTCATGGTCGGGGGCACTGGCCGCGTGAGCGGATATCTCCCAGCCGTCACAGCCGAAATCATCGTGGTTCTGCTGACTGATCTGCTCCTGCATCAGTCCCAAGCCGCCCATAACGCTACGCCTGACAGCGGCTTCCATGGAGGTATGAACGCCGGATTCATAGTCGACTGTGACAATCCCCTCTTCTGCCAGATTCCGGGTAGCCTCCCGGATGGCGGAGGCATAATCCTGCGCCCCCGTCGAAACCTTCGTAAAGGCGAAATCGCAAGCCTGTCTGTAAGCGTCTGTAAGCCCCACAGCCTTGCCATTCGGCATGACTGCCCCCATTGTCTGGGTGATATTGTCCAGTTCGGAATCGGCCAGCTGCGCCGCAGCAGACACAATCTGCTGTAAGACCTCATTGCTGCGGAATGGCACCGCCTGTACATAGGGGTGTTTCCGTATGTCATAACTGTATCCGGTTTCCCCGGCCTTTTCTATCAGTCGCCGAAGCTCCCGGTGGGATACTTTCAGCCGCTTTCGAAGCTCCTTTTTTAACCGCCGCTGAGAAATACCCAACTGTTGAAGTCTCCATGTCTGATAGGACGCCGTGCTGGTGAATTGGCCAGCTTCCGCAATTCGCCTTGCAATATCCTCAATTAGAAACTCTGTCACCGGGGCAATGAGCTGCTGTGCCTTATTTCCAAGGGCTTCAATCTGGTCAGCGGTCAGCACAGTTATTCACCGTCCTCTGCGACTTCCGGCATGTACTTCTTCCGAATTTTCGCTAACTGTGCTTCTGTATCCCGGGGCATGTTGAATTTCCACCCGAGTGCAATCTCAGGTTTTAGCAGCCCCGCCGCGACCATGTCCTTGTAGTCAGCCCAGGTCTTTTCCTCATCGAACAGAACGCCGTTGCCCCAATCCACGACAATGGAATCATCTTCCACGTCGTGGGCACCGGGTATGCGGTACATCCGCCCCAGAACGCCGCACAGTCTGACGGCCTCTCGCAGTGCGCTTTCCCACATCTGCTGGAAGTCGATAATCGTCAGGTTGTAGTCACCCTCAGAGGACGTTACCTCGGTAGCCGTTCTTTCTGCGGCCTCCACCTCGGACAGCAGCCCGCGCTTTAAGCCTATCACGTTCTCCACATTCCGGAGATATTCCGTTTTTCTGGCAAGATACGACTGTTCCCGCAGCGCCGGGGAGAAAATAGTGATACCTATATCGTCGGGGGATTCATCCACTGCGGTAAATACGCTTGCGGACAGGTTTTTCCGCCCGCCGACCTTGTCAACCTCCAGCATATCCGCGCTGGCAATAATCCGGCTTTTCCCACGCTCAAACTCTCCGTTGATCTGCGCCTCGTTCCGGTTGATATTTTCAATCAGGCCGACAGCCGCGTCATAAACGGATACCCCGTCGGGGCTACCGTCCACACTGTTGTCAATCGGCGTTTTCAGCCATGCAACGCCGACGCTGCCCAGCGGCTCAGGGAATGTGTATTCTTCTGCAAGTTCCGCATACTGTGGCATCTCTGTAAGCGTAACAGCCTGCCCCAAGCTGTTCTGGTCGTTCGACCGATACAGCCTGTTGGTAATGGTCAGATACCCGCTATCATCCACCGTGCGCCGTTCCAACAGTGTGTAATAGAATCTGTCACGAATGCTGTGTTCTGCCATGCCAATGTCGGTCATATTCCCGTCCCCGTCCCGGCCAAATACCAGAATGTTCGGTCTGCTCACAACTGCGAAGCGGAAACCGCTGCCCGTCGGGATAGGCTTTAAGCCGCTTTCTCCGCCGATCAGGGCTTTTTGCATGGCGCTTTTCTTTTTCGCGTCTGCCGCATCGAGGATTTCGGAAACAAACGCGTCTTTGCTGGATGCCGAATACTCCGAAAATGCCGTCTTTGTCAGTTTACGGACGATGGTATATGGAATCCGCTGGCACGGGTCATAATCCGGGGTCGCGGCCTTCTCATAATACAGATTCTGCCACCTCTGGATGGCCTTTTTCATTTCCGGAGATGTCATGTCAACGGCGCGAAACGCCATTTCATAATCACTGTTCGGATAAATCACGCTTTTCTCCTCCTGCGTTGATCGTGATGCGCCGCAGCGCGCGGGTTGCATACTGCAAGCCCTGTATATAGGCGTTCAAAGTATCCACTTCCGCCCGAAGCCGCAGATTTTCCGCTTCAAGCGTCCTGATATCGGCTTGCAACGACGCTTTCGCCCAAATAGGTGCCATATCCACGATCCATTTACGAATCCGTTTCCTCATCGCAAATTCCTCCAATAATCTTTCGTGCCTGGTGGTTTCTGCGCATGACGGTCGCGCAGAAATACCGGATATCATCCATGGCATGATCGTTTTCCTTCACAGGCTTATCCACTTCTCCCTTGTCGTCCCAGCGGTACAGGCCAAATTCCCGAATCGCGTCCTTGCAGCCAGAGCCGATTTTGATAACACCAGCTTGGAGCATCATGGCCGTCAGGCGAATACCGTACATAACATCATTCTTCGCTTTCCTGACGGAGAAACGCTTGTGTGAGCGAATGCAGGCAATAAAAGAGGCCGCAGACGGGTCAACCACAATGTGCCGGATATCCCTGTCACCGGCTAGCTGTTCGATTGCCCGGTAGTATTCCTCATCCGTTAGCTGTCGTTGCTGTTCCCTGCCGGAATGATAAAATTCCGCAACCCGGACAGCAACGCCGTCTCTGACGCACCACAGGCCAGCAGAGAATGGGTTCAGTGTTCCATAGTCACAGGATATATACCACTCTCCACATTCCGGTAAATCGTGCGTGACGTGCCTCTCTGGGTCGAACTCATACACAAGCCCTTCCGCAAGGCACCACTGCCCCAGGATATACCGCCGGTAGAAAATGCCGGTGTACATCGCCCGGTATCTGGCTCGTATCTGCTCCGACAAGCTCAGGTTATCCTCCATGGTGAAGTGGAGGTACAGAAGGTTCCGTTTCTGCCGTTCGTCGATCCATTGCTTTTTGAACCAATGCTCCGGGCCTGCCGGGTTGCAGTTGCACCAGAACTTGGAGCCGTCCACAGAGCAGCGGCCGGTTGCCTGATTGACGAAGCTCTCCGGCATCAGGGCGATTTCATCCAGAAGAATTCCAGCCAGGGTAATGCCCTGCACCAGATCTTGGGAGCCTTCGTCCTTACCGCCAAAGATGTAGTAATAATTCTCGGTGCTGCCCCGGGAGATAACCACCAGGTTATCCGTCCGCCTGTCGCGTATGGTGTATCCCCTTGCCGGAAGCATCTGCTTGAGCACAGATAGAACATTCCGTCGGAAGCTGCCCACAGTTTTTCCGCACATTCCGAAATTCTGGCCGTTGAAGCTGTGCATCGACCATTGAATGAAAGCCAGCGACATACACACGGTTTTCCCTGACCGGATGGCTCCATCTGCTATGATTCCGTCTGCGTCTGATACACCGGATTCCGGGAGCCACCAGGTGAGTATCTGCTTCTGCTTCCTGGAAAATGGCTGAAACCGAAATGCCGCCTGTTTTAATCCTCCTGCCATACCTGTCCCGCCTCTTCTCGAAGTGCGTCCATGAATCCGTCATCCGGTGTGGGTTCTTCCACGGTGGAATCCCCAAGCAAATCAACCAGCACCTTGGCGCATCTGGCATCTCCCCGAACCGCTGCCTCTGTCAGTCCAACGATCATGGCCATCTGATTGTCGATATCCTCAGGATTCACCCCGTCACGGGCAATTTTATTCCGCACACGTCTGTCTGTTACTGGCAAGGACAGGTACAGATCAGCTGCTTGTTTCAGGTTCCGCTTTCGACGGCGGGCGGCACCGGAGGCAATGCCGCCAGCTGTTCGTATTCTTTTCTGTTCTTCCTCTGTTCTCTGGTCGAAGGGAATAAGGTTCTTCGTTCCATCTGCCACCCGTCACCACCTCTCATTCAGGATAATAAAAAAGCAACTCGGCAAAGTAGCTTACCAGTTGCTCATCATGCGGAAATAGCCAATCTTGAATTGGTCTTTCCGATAAATTCTTTAATTTGCGCATATTCCCATCCGCAGTCAACAAGGCCGCTCACAAGGCGCTCCATGGACTGCACAGCGGCAAGTTCTTCCTGCGGAAATGCGTCCCGAAGATTGTCCTTTGCGCCAAGCCCATAATCCCGGCGAAGCTGCGCCGCGTCTTTCCCGAACAACGCCCTGTAGATGCAATTCGTGTAATTGGAATACGCATGGCCGTGCATCCGCTCGTCCTCTCTGGACTGCTGTAGCGCTTTGGTCAACGCCTGACGAACGGCAATCCCTTTTTCGCGCTCGATCAGCTTGCCTTGCAAGGCTGCTTCCATAGCGTTGAACTGCTTGATATACGCTTCCTTGAACTTCATAGCAAGTTCGCCAGTATAACCCATGGCCAACAGGGTGAACCCGTCGCGGGTTATGACGAACATCGGCTGCTTGTGTCCTTGCGCGTTCTCATAGCTCGACTGTCCAAAATTGGACAGCCGAAATTCCTCGCTGCATCCAAGTTCGCGAATGTCTCTGAGAACGTGCTGGTGCAGTTTCCCGAACGTCTCCGCCACATCAAGGCTTGTTACTGTAGGGCGCTCCTGCTTCCCGACCTTTGCGATTTCTACAAACATTACTATCAATCCTTTCTGTTGATTAAAATGTTTTTTGAACTCGGTTTCCCGCCCGTGGGCATTTGGGGCATACTTCACCGAAAAGCGCCCGCTGTGCCGATAGGGAGGCCATCGGCGATATATATGGCGCGAGGCCGATTTAAACGGCCTTCTGTTGGGGAGAGAGCGCCCAACTCGCTATCTGCCGCGCCATGCAAAAAGAGGCTCAGGAGCAACCCCAAGCCTCTTGCGCTTTTTCTTTTTTACCAGTATAGCACATCCAAACTGAAAAATCGTCTCATTTTTTTCTCATTTTTCAGCTTTCAGTCTGCCCATACAGGCATAGCGTGAAATGTCGTAGTGCTGAATCCCGGCGGCGGTAAACCTGAGCTTTTTCCACTCCAAGCTCTTCACACAGGGCATCGACGTTGCCTCTGGCCGGGCTTATGTAGAATCTGCTCAGTATCTTCTTTTCATCGGCGCTAAGCGATTCAAGCCCGGAATCCACAAGCGACACCCATTTTTTCGCCTGTTCCAGCGAACGCGCCAATTCCTCGCGGTGAACGATATTCGACAGCATCATATCTTCCCGGCCGGAGCCACCGCCGCTTACCGGCGTACCGTCAGCCGTGGCGCTTCGGATACTCTGCATAGCGGATTCCAGCCGCGCCATTTCTTCGGGAATGCTTTTCAGGGACTGTTTCTTTGCACTGTACTCCTTTAGCTTTTCAATGGCTTCATACTTCCAGTTCATTCCGTTCCTCCTTGCATATCTTATTAAATCCCTGTATAGATATACACAATACACACAAGATATAAGATTATATTTAATATATACTATACAGGGATAAAGCTATAATATTAAATTCCGTCTCCTGTTTTTCGTTTTCGCCCTCCTTTCGGTGCAATCCTTCCCAGGCGGGCAAGGCCGCTTCTCCCCACGGACGAATATGTAATTGCAGCACCGGCTGCCTTCATAATATCCGAAGAAGTACCGGCACCCGACGCAGTACTTCCTGCCGTCCTTGTACTCCACATTACCGCCCTCGTTCCCGTTACAGGATAATCCGCTGCTGTGCTGTATATTCTGTCCACGCAGCTTCCTGCTTATCAAAATATTCCTTGTCAATTTCTGTTCCAACAAAATCCAGATCGAAATCATACGCCGCCCGCCGGGAGCTACCGCTACCAAGATGAGTATCCAGAATCTTGAACCCCGGCTTCGTGTAGTGGGCGTATATCCATCGGTATAATTCTTCCGGCTTTTGAGTTGGGTGGAATCTGCCCGCTATACCCGCAGATGACATTTTGATAACTTTTGCGTTATCGTTGAAACTGCACCAGGCATATTCCGCCATTGCCATAGAAAAGTTTCCCGGGATATTTGTTTTCAGCCAGACCAAAAAGCATCTGTTCGGTGGGAGCTGAAAATAGTTCCCGCCCCAGATAATTTGTGCCTTGCTCACCCGGAAAAGCTCATTGAAATAGTCCTCGCCGGGGGCATAGTCCCAGCTCGTGATTTTTTTCCGAACTTTGCCGCCCACTTTCCTCCCGTCCGGGCAATCTTGCAGGTACCTGTCAAAGTGTCCACCGAAGCGGGTGCCGCTGACGAACTCCCCCCCCCCGCTTCCATACGGCGGATCGACTACAGCCAAGTCGAAATATTTATTCGGATACTCCCGCATGATTTCCATGCAATCAGCGTTAAGCGCAATATTCACATCGTGCCACCTCTTTCCGCTTTCTTATCGCGGTATCTCCTTTGAGCGGCTCTCTGGGCGTGGGCTTTCTGGCACTCTAGGCTGCAATAGATTTTCTGCTTAATCTTGCCCTGCGTGAATTCCTTCCCGCACTGTGGGCAGACCTTAACAACGCCCTGCGGGGCTTCCACGTCCTCCACATCGCCCTGAATTGGCGGGTGGTATCCGTGCATTGCCATGTACTTCCCGTAGCTCGTCCCGGCCTTCTGGGCGGCTATGGAGCACAGAGTGAGATAGTCCGGTTTCTTGCTCATGATTCCCTCCGATCACAAATTCTTACAATCCGGTCACAAATTCTTACAATATCGGCAACGTAGTTTGCCTCGTTCCGTGAAAGCAGAAGCTTCCCCATCAGGAGTTTGATAAAGCGTTTACGTGTCATGTGTAGCTTTCCTCCCCCCTTTCTTTTCTGCAATCCGTTTTTTCTCCGCTTCTTTCAGGGCGTTAAACACCATGATGTAAATATCCATTGTGTAGTCAGTGTTCACCGGAATCAGCGGGGCGATAAAGTGCCAGCAGTCCATGTAGGTGATTTCATTGCTCATTTTTGGTCTCCCGGGGCAGTTTGATTTCTGCCCCATCGTGCAGATCGTCGCTGTCCAACGGATAACTTACCACGCTCATTCCGTTGAGTGTTACTTCTACGCCATTAAGGAATGCACAAACAATACCATCCGGAATATCAAGTGTGATTTTCATTCGATTTTCTCCTTTCTCCGTAGCTGCAAAATCCGTTCATTTCCACACAAACAGCCTCGCCCTTGTAACCTCTGGCATTTGCGTAAGGCTCGGTGTGCAGCATACACAGAGGGTTTTCGTCTCCCTGGCGGTAGATGCAGTCTCGGCAGCGGACGATATGGAGCGTTTCAACAAACCCGTCTGCGAAACCAGCATCATACCCCGCCTTGTACTGCCCCCCGATCATATTTCAGAGCTTTCAGAAGTTCTTCCCGATTCACCCGGATACCGATCTTTATAATCGCCTGTACTACGGCATCGCCGATAGCATCCTGGAAGTCGCTTAAATTCAAGCTGGCAGGTGGGGTGTAGCCGTTAAGTTCTTCCATTTTCATCCACCTTTCGCTCCCCATAACTGCAAAAAGCATTGCCGTCTACCTCGTTAGGGGACATGCCCTGCTCATATTGCCAATGATAGCAATACCCAATTGGCGTCCATCCTTTGTTTGTGGGGTACTTGCCTATTTCCTCAAATGCAATGCAGTCCCGGCACCTTACCACGGGGACGGCATTTTTCCCCCGCTCCAACGCCTCCATGCCCATCCGGCAGGCTTCGTTCACCTCGTCCAAGCCGTCATAATGCTCCCGGTGTTCCGGGTTCAGAATTTCAATCGCTCGGTCAATCGTCATCGCCCTTATCCTCCTTATCCTCCAAGAGGTGCTGAACAGCGAGCGTGTTCAAAACGTGTGTAAATTCCAAAATATCCCAACTGTTATGGGTAATTCGCCCCGCAACACTGCACATTGCGAACAGCATAGCGGTTAAATCCTCCGTGAAATCGCCGCCCAAATCCATCTTTGGGAGTGCCGGTAGCTCACAATCTTCCTCATCTTTGTAAACGTCCGTTAACGCAGCCGCAAATATCGATGTTTTCATTAACAAATCCATGATTATTCCTCCAAATCCATTTTAGCGCCGCAATGGCAATACGGGGATAGCTGGCAAGCCTCGCCGTATTCTCCGGCTTCCAGCAGGTGGTGCAAGTCGATATTGTCTACCTTGCGCCCGCAGATGGAGCATTCCAGGCAGAGGGTCATTTCATCTGCAAGCCGGATATTCCAGTTCCCATGCCGCACCGGCTCCACATCGGCGGCGGGAAGCCCCTCAATTTCGATTGCAATGCAATCTGCCAACCCAGTGTGACGCCCCAGCGCAGAACCATTCGCAAGCCCGTACTTTTGGGCAATTTTTACCGCCGCTTTTCGGCTTATGTAATCACTCATTTCAATTCCTCCACATAGCACCAACTCTGGGGCGGGCGTTTGATATGACCATTTTCGCAATAGGCACACCCATATTCATCACACACTTTGCCTATGCAGTTTTCAAACGGGCGTAAAAACTTGCTCAGCTTCTTCGGCGTGTCGTAGATTTCCAGCTTGGAAATGTGCCAAGCATAAAGCACCGGAGTTTTACCCGCATATGAATTTAGCCTTTCTTTTGGGATACATGATCCCATAATGTCCCGAATTTCTGTTTCAATATCGTCATTGCCCCATTCGTTAAGGGAAAGATAGCAATAATCAAAATTTGCTGGAATGCCCATTCTCTGGATAACGTCGATTTTGTTACACACGAACTCCCCGACAACCAGCTTTCCGCCGCTAATATTGCACATTATCCGGTTATTAACCTTATAGCTCAGGTCTCCGGCAGTGCAATAGATATAAGCCTTGAACGGCGTTTCCAGCTTCGGGCGGGTTTTCCTGACTTCCAGCGTCTTTTTCCCACTTATGATTTTTTCCACCCACTCCGGGCGGATGCTGATAAGTACCGCTTTAGCCATGTTCAGCCCTCCGGTTCCAAGCCTCAATTGCCGTTGCTTTGCTCTTATAGCAGCCACTTGAAGCCCCGCATCCTCCAGCATCATAGTCACAAACAGCCTGAAACTGGCTGTTATATAAGTCGTAGTATGGGCTGTACTCGTCCGTAAGTTCAATTTCTGCAACACTTCCAACAAAAATCTTTGTTCCCCCGCAAAACGGGCAAGGCTTCAATTTGATTTCGTCCATTGTTATCTCCTTCCCGCCCGGGTTCCCCCGGGCTTATCGCTTGTTTTCATTCTTCCAAAAATCTCCACTCCAAAGCAATCCATGCAAATTCATAGGGCAAAGACCCTTTCCGGAACTCTTGTGCAATCCTGTTTGCATTGTTCCGCTTAACGCCTTTCGACATCAGCAGTTTTACAAAACGTTTTCTTTTCATTTGTTCACATCACTTCTCGTTGTTACCATTCCCGCGAGGTCACGAAAATGGTCTATCCAAAATGTTTCTTCGTTACCGCCATAGGAAACTCCTCTATTTCGCTCGCCCACAGGCAGCTCCCTTTCCCGTTCAGCTGCTCCCAGATAAGTGGGAACCCACCGATGCCATCAAAAAGACTTGCCATAGTCGCATCACGCTCATACTGGGCGCACAGCCGTTTCAGCACCCATTTCCAGGGTGGGAGGGCAATGGAGTTTCCCAGAGCCTTGTAGCGGCTGCTGTCGGAGCTTTTCTTGTGGGCCTTGCCCTTGCTGTCTACCCATTCCCCGATGTCTGTCCAGCCATCCGGGAATCCCTGTAGCCGCTCATATTCCAGTGGAGTTAGGCGGCGCACCAGCATGTTTTCCCTGACAACATTTTGCAAATTATAGCTTGTACCGCCGTTTGATTTGGCTTGCAAAGTTCCGTTTACGTCAGCGTTTTCCGTACCGTTCCGGCAATCCACGGCGCACACAAGGTCTGTGCTTCCCTTGAAATCCCGCTGTTTGCAGCTGCTTGCAACATTGCCCTCGCGATAATCGCCGAATCCCTGCATTTGATACGTCAGCGGCACTTGATTCCCACCTGTCCCCATTCTGGCCTGCAAGGATGGGGAAATGCCACCGCAATCCCGGATTACATCACAGGCGTGGGACATGTCCAGTATCGCAGGCTTATTTCCGCCGCATTCTGCGTTCAGGGCCGGCGCTTGCTCCTCGCAATATCCGATACTCCTGGCTTTTTCACTGTTCCCCAGCTTAAACCCGGCGCAGACCGCTGGCCGGTCGATGGTGTTGAGCGTATAGCTCACATTTTCTTTCCAGCCCCTGCCGTTGCATCTGGCTGTGTCAGCGCGATCTATTCCGTTCCCTTGCAGGCAATAGACTGAGCTTCCAGTGCTTTCCGCAGAGCCTCCGGCAAATCCTTCCCTCGTCTCGCTGCCCGGTTCAGAATCCCCTGACACGCTTTTGCGGATAAATAGTATTTCGGGTGCGGAGAGGCCTCCAAAATCTGCGATAAGTACGATTCTGCGCCGTCTTTGGGGGACTCCCCAAAACTGTGCATCGAGTACACGCCAAGCAACGCTCCATCCGTCTCCCATGAGGCATCCGCTGGTTGGCCATCCCTTTTCAGGTACAGGCACAGGGGGTGCTCCCGGCTCTGCGATTTTGACCGCTTCTTCGAGGACTGCGGCGAAGTCTTTTCCGTGGTTGCTGCTGAATGCTCCCGGCACGTTCTCCCAGACCATGTATCTGGGGCGAATAAACTCACCGGACCGTCCATTTGCTCTGTCATGCTCTCTCATCTCCCTTATCACTCGAATCTGCTCCATGTACAGCCCGGACCGTTCCCCGGCAAGCCCTGCTCTCTTTCCGGCAATGCTCAGGTCTTGGCAGGGGCTGCCGCCGATGATACAGTCAACAATGGGAGCAACTGCACCGTTGATTTTGGTAATGTCGCCTAGGTGAATCATTTCTCGCTTTCCTCCACCGGGGCTTTGAGCCATGCCAACCTGCATTCCTCGCATCCCGGCATATTCTCGCAGATATCTTTACGCCCCTCGCAAATAAACGTCCCGGTGCTGAGTAACTTTGCCAGCTCCTCATCCGTCATGTTCCGGATGCGGTCGGCGTTGGTCTGAGGGAACGTGGCATACCGACATTTCTCCGGCTCTGGGCAAGTTCCCGGAACAACGCACCCGACTTGCATCGGACAATTCGCCCCGGTGCATTTTCTCTTAGGCATTTTGCCTCCACTCATTTCCCATTTCCTTTCTGTTTTTCTTTATTCCCCCGAGGGACTTTCCCCCACCTGGGCGGGGTGCAATTCCGCTTCACCAGCTTGAAACAGCCGTACATTTTCGCCTTGCTCATGCTCAAAAACGATCCCCTCTCTCACCAAATCCGGGTGTTCATACCAAAAAAATTGGCGTTGTTTTTTGTGGTTTCCAATTGATTCCATGATGTTTTTGTTCCAGTTATCGATAAAATACGTTTCCCATGCCTTGCAGCCGTCCCCGTTGGTGGGGCAATCGTCCCGCGTGCAGTTCCTGCAAAATGGGCTCTCTGAGTCGATGTACTGGCC